AGGGGAGAGCAAATATAACTCTATCACACTTTCTTTTATTGCTTGATTATCAGTGATTTAAGGTGATAGGAGGTAATATCATAAATAACAAAAAAAAGAGAGGCAATCACTTACCTCTCTTGCTCTTAATGAAGTGCAGTATATCCCACTTCTTCCAATATCGGGTGTGCCCTCGCTTCTTGCACTCACCGTTCGGAATGTCACCCCTAGTAACCATTCGATTCAATGTTGCGTCGGAAACGTGCAATTTCTCCTTAACTTCCTCGGTGCTCAACATAGGATTGAGCATATCGGGGATGATGTCACATAGTCTATCCAAATCTTCATCGCTCATTCCACAAGCTGTTACCTTCTCCCCATTTCTCTGTTGCTCGTCTGCTTTAAAGCAAGCATCACTCAGCGACTTTAAAGCCGTTCCGAGTATCTTATAACTTAGTATCTTTCCCATATCTTATGCACAAATTTTACGTCCTAGTTTCGTTTCATTAACAAACATTCTAGTAAAGCTATACAAATAGAATATAGCTGTCACGACCATGACCGTAAAGCAGGAATCCACCATATCTTTAGTTGTGTACCAACTCCACTCTACAATATGAGCCGCATTGATGCCTAAGTAGTACATAAATGGAATGCGATACCACTGGCACAAGAAGAAAAATCTACTTGCCAGTATCGTCACCATCGGCAGGACGTAAACCATGAAATAAATAAAGATATAGCAAGGCATATTTTCATTATAGGGGATAAACATCTCACGGGGATGCTGAGAGAACTCCCATATTCCATAAGCGTGAAAGCACATAATAATGATAGGCACATACTTGCAGAACCAGCGAAAGAACTTCAGTATTCTCCTGCTATACCGATTACCATGCTTCTTAAGCATATCCATCAGCTCGGTAACGTCCACATTATTCAATAGCCGTTGAACTTCGGCTTCGTCTTCTTTAGTCATAATTCGTTGATTTTTAAATTTATTGTTATGTTGATTTATAAGTTTAATGCTGCAAAATTACGTTTTTTCTTGCAAAGTTGATATTTTGGCGGATATTTTTATGTTAAACTTTATAAAAAGTAACAATCTGTAAGTTCTGCTAGCAAAAAGAAAGGCGGTCACTATGTAGTAACCGCCATATATTTATAATCATTCCCATCCTGCGTGAATATTGCCACCATATTGGGTAGTTGTTTCTAGGCTGCATATCCTCGATACAATCCCTAATTCTGAACTACCATCGATTAAAGTCATCTGTTGACTACGACTATAGGTAGGCTTAGTGTAACTCTCACCATATTTAAGCAGCGCAGACACAAAATTGCCCATATTAGTGACAGCAGAATCAATATTCCAAAAATCTCCTACAGCAAGATTAGTAAGATTACCATTGAAGACAACATTTCTATTGCTAGTAAAGTATTTACCATCAGCCTTACTTGCCAGCTCTTGCGTTGTTAAGCCATTTTTTGAATCAGCTACAATCTTGCCGTTTATTCGAGGAGCATGATACCGATATAGGTGTGTTACCGTTGCTCTGCTAGGGTTTAGCTTCGGGAATAAATGACTATCATAAGCTTCATTAGCGACATAGAACGTCTCTGACACCGTACCTTGGCTTGATTTAAATGTCTTCATTGTTCCATAACTGCTTGGTATACTTGTAATTCCAAAAAGGTTCTGAGATGTGTAGAAGCTATACTCAGTGAAGATACCATCTTGTTTATCCATTGTAGATATTCCGTCAGGACCAAGGTCATACAGGAAGTTGCCAGCATTGTCATAATATGACAGTACCGCGCTACCCTCAGAGTTCAAGCCGAAGCGAATGTTCGGTTGTGTCTTGTTGATAGAACCAAAGAACTCCATGATTCCATCGTTGATAACCACTCTCGCACCATTGCTGCCAAGTGACTCCAGTACCTTAGCTGCTATCAAGTCGGCATTAAGCATTCCGTTTTTAAATAATGCCGCTATAGCGTTGTTATTCATTACCTTTATCTGCTCTCCATACAGCAGCACCTCTTTATCAGTAATACCGATACCAGCCTTTTTTAGGCTCGCCTTATCAACCAAATCAGTTTTGCGCTCTGTGAACTCGGTCATGGTAGCACCCTTCTCCAGTTTAGGCTGGCAGACATAAACCTCGCCAGCGCCATTCAGCTGGATATAAAGCTTAGATGGAAGATAACCATGAAACCTCATGTGTCCCCAATATCGTTTGTACTCTGTCGTAAGCTGATTAGGTAGCTCGATGATAGAAGCATACCGTACGTTAAGAAGACGAGTACCTTGATTTACACTATCCTCGCTGAAAACAGAATCGCCTTCAGCGTTTCTATCGCACTGAGCATACAATCCAATAGAAGCCTTACCTTTTGCTAGGAAAGAGAAAATGTAATCAACGTCCAATTCCATCGAGTCTGTAGCAAACTCCATTACAAGATACGTATTATTAGCGTTTGTGTTTTTGATGCGGAGAGCCATGCAGTCTCCATAATAGGCACGCTCATAATCGGGTAGACCATTAGGGTTTAACGATTTAAGACTACCGCCTACTTCCAGAGTTCTGGCATTGTCTATCATATTACCACCCACGTAATCATAATCTTGCTTAGAACGAGACCAGCCGTTGTATGTATCTCCCTCTTCCATCATAGGCTGACAGATATAGGCATCAGAAGTTGCACAGAATGCGACCGCAAGATAGTTAGTGACAGCAGATGATGTATCAATCGTAAATGTGAACAGTTCCCATGTATTAGGAGAAGAGACATACATATAATCTGTCTTATAGTAAGACGTATTGCTGCTTGCATTAGCAATATCTGATGTACTATAAGCTCGAATCCTGAATTGAGTAGAGGTGCTACTACTCTTTACCCAACAAGAGAATGTGTATTTCTTACCTTTTGTGATAACGACACTTATGCCTCCGCTCTTCGTGCCATCCCAATATACACCATTTTCGCTACTGCTTGTGATATGTACGCAGTTGATACCATCCTTACCAGTAGTACATTCAATGCGTGTACCCGAAGAGAAATGCAATGATTCCTGATTATGGAAATCGCTATTCACTAACAGATTCCTTCTGCCGACTGCATTAGAGCTTACTTCCAAAGAGATTCTCCTTGCTGTCTGCTCGATGTTTGATGATACTTCTCTCAACTCACTCTTCGATGCCTTATCATTAAGTTCATTAGAAACAGTATTATACTTATTGCTTATCTCCGTATACTTGCGCTGGAAAGTTTCATCAGTCTCTATCAACGTCTTCACAAAGGTGTTGGTATTTACTCGGAACGGGAGATAGGCATAGTAATCTGTACCGTCAACGATTACTTTAAGCTTGACACCTCCTGCCGATGCCGGAACGTATTTACCAGTACCGACAGATTCTGTCGTTATATTTTTCAACTTAATTGTAGTTCCATTTAAGTAATCTACGCAGTTATCTGTAGATATAACACTAATAGAGATTTGCTCTTGCTTACTACCTCTCGTTGCACTAACCGTACACAAATTGTCATTAAACTGGGTAGATGATATATTACCGTCTTTATCCGCATTGTATACAAGCTCGGAAGGAGATAGATTGATATTGATAGCATCCTTACCTGCCGCACCGTCCTTACCTTTATACGATACGCTGTAGCTTGTAGTAGAGTTCGTGTCAGAGTATACTACAATCGTTCTAGTCCACAGATAAGGCTTCGTGTCGGTTGTCGCAACAACCTTGTCGCTCCAGTTACCTGTAGGTGTTTCTGTTCCACTTGCACTTATCTGATATGTAACAGATTTACTGATGATAGTGACAGATGTACCGTCACTACCATCCTTAGCTCTTCTGCTTACCCTCTGAGAGGCATACAGATGCACTACCTTTGTCATAGGCTACCCTCCTTCTAATGAGTTCTGATATAATTGTCTAAAACATCCTTAGCTACAGCCTTTGCCTTCGTGCGCCAATCCTGCATATCGTTATACTCTGCTTCGTGTTCCTCGTCATCGGCATCAAGCTTCTTGCCATCCGCAATTTTGGCAAGATTAGCAAAATGGTTATTGATGATAGCTTGCATCTTATCAGTAGGATAGACTGCCGTGACAATAGCGTCTATCACCTTGTCTCGTTCCACAGGCTGCTCGATACGCACAACGTGGGCGGTATAAGCCATTCGGGTAGCATTTTTGCTTTCATTGCTATCCGTACCATTTGCTAACTCAATCTGCTCAACATCAAAGTTGATGCGAATAAAATTACCCTCATACTCTATCAGACTAGGGGAGTAATCGAATGTTGACTTTCTAATTTCCATGATAATATCCTTTCCTTTTTAAATATTATACTTATGCTTTTGTTCCTACGATTCTGAAATCAGGGTTGCCGCTCTGATTCATTCTACGCAACTTTCCCAGAAACGGGAATTTAGCATTATCTGAGCACCATCGCAACTGCTCAACGAGCTTCTTGTTGTTAGTAAAGAACTTGAACTTCTGCCCGTTCTCTTCAACGCTGACAACATTACTCTTTCCCGATTTATGAACCTTGCTATCTACATCAAATTCAACATCAAGGAAAACAATAGTTCTCTCGGCAAAGTAGCTTGCGCTCATCCTCTGACCTTCGAACATTCTCTTGCCGTTTGCGTCTCTGTCCTCCATTTCTGGCATATCAAAATCTTCAAAACTATTCATTTTTGTTATCATTCTCCAAAGATTAAAACCATCGCAGTGCATCAACCAACCCTTGTAGCTCATAGCTACTTGGTATCTCCTCATAGGATTTTTAAGGTTGTGCATCTTCTTTTTAAATTTCTCCTTCATGCGCTTTCTCAACATTGTATGATTGAAATAAAAACGGTATCCTACGAAATCAAGGAAATGTGTCTCATCAATTATCAGCATTCCGATATTGCTATGCAACTCCTGGTGCATCACATCATGTGCGTATTGCTTAATGAAGTTTACGGCTTTCCATACTTCCTTCTTATCCTTGCCAAGGATAACCATATCATCGCAATATATCTCAACCTTGACATCGAACGTCCTACATACCAATCTACATAAGATACTCATATAGAAGTTGGTAAGAGTCTGAATAGGATACAGACCAATACCTAGACCTTTCTGTAGGGCAAAGATAACTTCATGCAGAAGTCTTCTAATACCTTCATCAGTAAAGAAATCACATAGAGCTTCATATATCTCTTGCTGGTCTACGTTCTCATAGAACTTTACAAAGTCAAGTTTGCAGTAATACAACCTCCCACAAGACTTATTTTCATCTATCCAACGTTCCGTCCTTCGCTTTGCGTATATCATTCCTCTGCCTTTTACACTTGCTCCGCTCTCTATGTAGAGAGCTTTAATAAGGTAAGGCATCAGAATCTGCATCAAGGCATGCTGCTCAACATGGTCTGGGTAGTACGGAAGTTTATGCAGCTTTCTTACCTTACCGCAAGGGCATCGTCTCATACAATCGTGCCCTTCGCTAGTCTTGTAAGTTCCATCTATAAGACTTCTCTGTAATCTCAAAAGATTACCATTATAGTCTTTATCGAATATCACAACTCCCTTCTTGCCTTCCTTGCCCTTGCGTGATTTCCTTACCGCAATGTTGAGGTTAGTCATATCACTAACAAGTTCTGCCTTCACCTTTCTATGCTTCTTGCGCAGTTTAGCCTTGCGCTTATACGCCAGCTCATGTGTGTCCGTCATTTTTATACTTCAACCAATATTTCAAAAATCGCTTTTCTTAATAGGCTTTCTACACTCTCGGCTCACTGGCTTTCGGCACATACGTACAACTGTATCACTTACTTGCGAGAGGGGACTCTGTTGTAATCGGACATACCCAACCACTCATACCCAACGCCTTTTATCTTCGCTCTGTCAGAATAAATATTCCTCCATCGAGACAGGTTCAATCATGTGCTCTCTCGTCCAAAAGCTATCCCGTAGCTTTACGACTTGCGAGGAACAGTGTAAATTATATCGTCATTCTAAAAATAGAAATCTTGTGTAGTAATTCAAGCGAGCACCGATGTTCGTCCTCGAGTTCGAGAAACCGTTGTTCGAGTTCGCATACGAAAGACCGCATTGCGACCTGTTGTTAGCGTTACCCCCAACGTTCAGCAGCTCCATGATGTATCACCTTTTCTTCACCCACTCCGTGGTTGTAGAAAAACCTTATCGCACGGAATTGGGTTGTTTATATTTTTGTGCTTCTGCGAATCCTATTAAAAGGAGATTTCAACTTTCCAGTTTCAATCTTGCGTTTTATATTATTTTTATTAATTCTCTATTTCTGTCTAGCTCACTAGCAGATGTGCAGCCAACGCTAGGCGTTGTCTCACATCGCCATGAGCTCCGAACCGCTCACGATTGTCGGGTTTCCGTAGAAAGCCAAGCGAGCACCGACGTTCGTCCACGAGAGCGAGAAACCGTCGGCCGAGCTCGCAGACGAAAGACCGCATCGCGACCCGTAGTTAGCGCGACCCCCAACGCTCAGCAGCTCGCCACTTGTCGAAGCCCAGAATCCATCGCAGTAGTATGTGCTATCGCTGCCTCCTATGGCTTGCGGAATTGCATCCCAATATGTACCTAGTGTCTTCTTTGTGATATATTCTCCATTTGCGGATGATGGTACGGTAAACTTTCTGCCTTCAGCAGTATTGCTTACTCGGTTGCCGCTATAGACAACAGCATATCTCGTATCACCATCCATATAGAAACGGATACCTGGACGGAACTCCCAAATCTTACCCCATAAGTCCTCAAAGCTAAAAAGCTTAACAGGATATTGGTTGCCTAGAGTAGCATCATTATAGAGCACCTTACCGCTACCATCACCGAGAGAGATACACTTACCCATAGGTACATCACGACAAGCTTCCCATTTAGAATGCTGGAATCCTGTTCCAATTACAGATTGTGTATTAAGGTCACCGAAACTTACTTGTTCCAATGCTTCTATGAGGCATTGAAATCCGTAGTTGGCTAGACCGAAATTAGAACCAAGCTTTTGTGCGCAAGACCAAAATGCGCTCATCGTTCTTGAATGCGAAGGAGCAACATTAGGTCTTGAGTGACCAACACCGCTTCCATCCACATACATTTCGTATGCACCTACCCAGTTTGGCGAATCGAAAGTCTTACCGCCCGAAATAGGGAATAATCCTCCGAATTGCATAGTTTTACCTTCTGCCTTGAAGTGACAGTCAGGAACATGAACCATCGTCTCATACTTAGACGCATCATCCACCTTTGTTCCGTCAGCAAAGAACTCCCAGCTGCTAGGGTCAAGCTTTGCAGCATACGCCTTACCGCTTACAACCTTCATCATATATCCACCCATTGCTCTCTGATACATATCAGCCATGAAAGGCGTTGGCAGAGCGAACTTAGTGTTAGAAGACTGCTCTAAAGTTATTGTTGGGTAGAAGATATTATTACCCATCATCTTCTGAAGATCACCGAGGCTTAATCTACGAAGAGCACCATCTGCAACAATCAGAAAAGTCTGGTCGGTATTCATTGCCGACACGACTTTTTTCTCTGTTAATTTTACACCCATATTTATATTATATTTTAAAATATTACTAATCTATCAACGGACTGCCATCCTCATCAAGCAGGTAATTATCACCTTCGTCAAGGAGATAGTCGTTGGCAGGTCTCTGTCCGTATTCTATCTGTTCTTCAAGATAATCGCTCTCAACATCGCCAAGACCAGACTCCTTGATTGAGAAGTAGCATGAATTTCCCTCTTGCCACGACTTACTTGTAACGATATTACCGTTAGTTGCTTCGGTATGCCATTGCAATTCTACGATACGGTTAGGGTATTCAACAACCCTTCCGTTGTACTCCAAAATAGCCTTGTTGCTTCTGTATATCTTACCCCATTCAATATCATTGCATACCATGAACTTAGGCTGACTGAAAGAAGGATAGAACCTGGAAGCGGAAAATTGGAACTGAGCAACAGCCTTGCCTTTTATTACCGCCTTGATGGTATAATTATTCTTCTCTACAAGTCTAAGGTCAAGTACAATCTCAGATGTGGAGATAGATATAATCTCGTTAGGGCTTGCAGCAGACGAAGCAGACATCTTGGTCGTTCCACGATACAGCTCAATAGAGAATCCGCTTGTAATTCTATCCTTAGACTTATATACATCAATCGGAATATGACATTCATACTGATTGCCGTCAAAGCAAGCGTTTCTTGCTTCCGTAGATGCTGCTATGATATTATTAGCAACCTTATATTCATAGAGTGCCAGTTTATCAAGGAATGGGTTATATGATATATCAGTATCTTCCCGAATGCCCATACCATAGGTATCTGCACCTTTATCTGCCGTATACAGAGTGATAGGGTCAGCGGTGATATGCAATATAGAGTTCGTTCTATAATCATACAGGTCAGCTTCGAATTGCAACTGCTGCTTATCATTACTTGAAAGATTCCTCTTGATAGTAAGCGAACCACGATTAGATGTATTGCTTGTATCAATACTATACTTACCGCTCCAAGCATCAATCTTAGTTATGTCTTTCCATTCCGTGCCCGTAGAAACCTTCCATACCATATTGGCAAGAGACATATTCGACTGCTTGCTATCCCATGAATCATCCTTTGCTGTTGCGTTTATCTGAGGATAGGCAATACATTCAAATCCGCTCTGAGTTCTGTCGGGAAAGAATTTATCTCCAGCCATAGTCTGCATGAATGGAGACTTAGGGGATGCACATACTACCGATATCGAAATATCCAAAGGGGCGAATTTTCTATTAGCTTTATTACTAACTATTGGCATAAGCGTTCCTCCTAATCATCAACCGTTAAATAGGCATCTGCTGACACAGATACACCGATGATATTATTATTCTCATCAATGGTATCAGCATTCCTTACAACGAATCCTTCACTGACATTCTCAGCCCAAGTCTTCGTTTCCGAGCGTATATTATCTACAGAGCCATTATTGTCAGTATAGATAACGAAGGTAACATTACCATTTATAGTCTTCGGTGCTAGTCCTGTCTCGCAGTTGGTAACGATACATCGGAACGTCTGATTACTATCTTCATCCACCTGTCCGATTGAATTAAGGGCAAGCTGATAAATATCAGATATATCATCAATGCTGATACCTGTTCTGTACACGGCAGCACCATCGACAATAAATTCGAGAACGAAGAGCTGGTGGCTATCTACATAGAGTTTATCCAAATCTCCTGTCTTGTCTCTGTGTATAGTGATTCCGCTTGCTGGATTATCATAAGTTCCTGCAAGATCTGTTCCGCTGCCACGATATAGTTTTACTGAATAGGTAGATACTTCTCCACCTGCGGAATTGAACAGCCAAGGTTTAAGAACAGCTTGTGTCTGTCCCTTGCTTAATACCGTAGTATCTGCTGATACACCACCGAAATAAGATGAACCACCGAGCATGGATACCAATATATCTATACTCTTAGACATCGGATAGATACTGGCTCCCATCACGGCATCACCCGAATATGTAAGCGTATCGGAATCTTGGTTTACCTTTGATGCGAGGTCTGCGATAATAGCGAGCGAACCATCCGCATGATTAAGCTTGAATCTGTTATCAACAGTCGAAGTCTCCCATCCTGTCCCACTAAAGCCGAAACCTAAATCCTTGCCATTGTAAGCCCATGCGTGATTTGTTAATGTCACGTTATTTTTGCGTGCAGAGCCTACAGTCGGGGTAATAACTGGATGTGTTCCGTCTTCACTCCATTTAGGAGAGACGGTAAATGTGTCAGGATTCAAGCCTTGGAATAGCGGTACGCCATTCGTTTGCAGACTGAGGGATAACGTGTCACCCTTCAATGTTCGTCTGACCGCTGCGGTTGCCGAAAGATGTATTTCCTTTCCCATATTTTAATCTCCTATTTTTTTAAACTTTAATAAATTCTTGATGTATTTTTCCTGTTGTCGTGGTAGCGGTGAATGTGAATATAGCAGTATCACCTTTGCCTAAATCGTCTTCAGTGTCATCATTAGACCAAACAATATCTATTGAGCCATTGAAATTCTTGACTTTATCCTTTGTCGCCCATGCGGCATCATCTACAGAATCATCGGTCTTGCGTGTCACCTTCCATGATGCTACTCCGTTCGTCACATCCTTATCACCAAGCATCAGCTTGCAAGTGATGTTATGTGTCTCGCCTATGGCAATACCACTGAAGACAATATCGGTATATAGAGTAACTTGCGGCTTATATATATTAGTAGTCGCCTTCCAATAAGGCGAGTCCTCAGATGGTTCTTCGGTCGTGGTCTGTCCTTCCGATACGATGCAGAGCCACCTTGTGCCAAGCCAAGTGACTTCGTTGTAGTATTCGTAGGCAGTCTCTTCCTTCCAATCGCCGAGATAGATGGGAGTCCATATCTTCTCACCGCTGACGTTTACCATCTTGAAGTATTTGGTAACGATATTGATGCCATCGAAACCAACGTCAAAAATGGATTTATCCTTTAGAGAATAGGAATTGACTCCTCGGTACATTGTGAACTTCGGTGCAGAATCTCCTTCGGTCTCCATCATCAGAAGGTGCTGTCGGCTTTTGTCGCTTCTGTTACCCATGAGGACGATGGTATCACCTGCGGCAGGGCTGTCCGAGCCTTCCATGCAGTTGTCCTTCGCAATCTGAATCCATGCGAACTTCTTTCCGTCATAGAGCTCATGACCTTCAGTATCGGTGATTACCTCATTCTCTGTTGAGACCTTGGAAACAATTCTCCAATAGTCCTTGTTGCTGACGTTCTCATAGATACCCGATGCAATATTGAACGTCTTGCACCTAACTTGGTCGTCTACCTTGAATGAGTTGATTGTGGCGGTCGTTCCATCATCAGCTAGTAGATAGCACTTCCAGCCAATCATTTCATTCGTTGTCTCGCTATATACTTCCTTGATGTGGCTTATCTTGCCAGCGGCAGGGGAGAGGACAATGTTACCTCCAACGTAGGATAATTCTCGAATAAGCAGCGTATTGAAAATCGCCTTACCCCATACAATCAAGTCCGTGAGCAACATCTGATACTTGCCATCGCTTCTTTGTTTGATAGCAAATCCACTCTGTTCCGATTCATTGAAATCGAGTGACTTCAATAACTTCACCAAGACACTAGACAGGATAGCGTTTCCGCTTCCGTCTATGCTATAGTTGTTTCCGTTGCCAAGACAGAAGCCTTGTATAAACTTCTGCACCTTCTCGAAGGTGATAGTGCCGTGGGCGGTGTCATCGTTTAATTTAGAGAGATACATCTTATCGGTTATACTAGCATTAAAGCTATTGGTATTACTACCACCAACCATACTAGATAGAGATTTAACCGCTTCTCCTTTTACTGCATCAATAATCTGCTTAGTATCACTCTTTGTAACTTCCAACGAATTTACAAGCTCAATTTCAACTTCTGCCAGCTCATCGTTATCAACCTTTACTGAGTAGTTGCTGACGAAAACTTCGTGACTAATAAGATTTCCATCGCTATCCAAATCGCCTTGTATCTGTATTGACAGCTTTGCATTCTCGTTTAGCTTGCTTGCAAAGTCAGGATTCTCTTGCAAGAATATGCGAGAAAACTTAACAGAGTAGTTAAATTGGTCTGTATTGTTTTCGCTCATGTGCTTGACAAGAGCATCATCTAGTCTTTTTTCTGCTGCCGTTACAAGAACCTTTGGTGGCTTGATGCCTGTGATGACAAACAAATCTCCCTTTTGCGGTTTAAAGCCAGCACTCGCGTTTGGCATTACGATACCTAATGTTGATGTGTCTTTCTGAACCGCAATCCATAACTCTTTCTGAGTTGAATCTTGGTTTAGATTATCTTCGTAAGCATCGCTAGCGTTAGCAAAGATGTAGTCATTCTTATCTGTGCGAACTGGTTTTAAGTTTCCATTTTCGTCAACACTTACACAGTTGTAACACTTTGAATTGTCAGCACTCGGTTGATTGTAAATCGCAAACGAACAAGCAGGGCATCCGTTACTCTTAATGAGGTTTATCTTTGCAGGTTCACTAGCCAAAGCATGAGCAAACAAGTCAAAGCCAAAATCACCATTAAACTTATGCAACTTTATATAGAAATAGCTATGAATATAATTTCCATCGCTATCCTTTACGTCACTATCTTCTTTATCAAAAGCAACATCTGCAATCTCTCCAAACAACTGTCCTTCTGCATTTACAATTCCATTGATAGTTGGCTTTATATCATCAAAAGTAACAGTTCCTTGATGAGGATTTCCTTTCTTGTACAAGTTTACAAATTCGTAATATCCACTACCGCTTGGCAACTTGTGGGTGTTATTCAAAGCATAATAGAAACGCTCTGCACCTTTCGTGTTGCGATATATAGAAGGCATAAGTACCGATGATGGTGCAAGCCATACGCGGTCTGTAATCGTTATTTTTGCGGCATTATTTTCTCCACCTTCTGTTGCGTTCCAATATGTACCATCAAACGAAAACGTCAAATCTTTATGTGGAATATCACCTATACCATTAATCTTGATTCCGCTTTCATCGTATGGTTGAGTATGCCCATCTGATGTTTCAAAGTAATAAACACTGCTCGGCTTGCGCGTTAATTCTATACTACCTGAAATACTCGTAGATACAGTATTCATTCTGCGAGTTCCACTTGCTTTTTTGATATTTGTTGCAGTTATCTTGCAGGCTATTACAATAGTACTTGTAGAATTACGCTCAAATGTATGTTCTTTTTTGCTACTCTTTGTGTAGTTAGATAGCCCATCTATATTATCTCCAAAAGCCCATCCATTACTTACATCCGAATCACTATTACCAAAAGAGCTACCGCCTTCTTCTGACATTGAACCTCCCCCACGGACACTCTGAATACTCTTGTAAGCAGTATCTATATTGGTATTTTCTCCAACATAGTAGGCATATTCGTAGCTAAATTCTAAACCGAATTTAAGAGCACTATCAGCTTCCTTTGCTACAAAAGACAATCCGTCCATTTTAACAGTATCTTCTTTTGCAGAACTGGTAAATTCAAACAACGTCCATATAGTAGTACTTCCTATGAGCCTAGAAACAGCAGAAGAATTATGCTCTGTGTATTCTTCTCCCATAGAGCAAGTAGGGATAACATTTTTAGATTCTTCTCCTTTTCCTTTGTAGTCTTTACCGCCGAAGTTAGTTATAAGATAGCTTGATGTTCCAAATACATTTGCAATATAAGAATCCTTGCTATTCTTACTAAATATCAGTGTGTTGTTGTAGACATCACTATTCCATTTCCAAACATCACCAAGTGATATTGACGAAACAAGGGATTTGCTAAAATTCTCCGTATTGAATACTGCTTCACCAAACTCATCATCATTAGGATAGTAATATGGCAGGTTGTCGGACGAACCGTAGCCAGTTATCATATCTACTATCTTATAGTTCGCATTCTCCTTAGATACAGAGATAAGAGCATCACTACTACCATATTTTATAGGTGTATCGGTTAAGTCGTGCTGTACCTTGCCGACATGACAAACGTTGCCATCCCAGTAGTAATCAAGCTCAAAAGTTGTATTGATAAGTTGTAAAACATCAGTCAAATATTGGTCTTCAAATGATACTTCCTTAACTTCATCTGTTCCATATCCTTCGTCAACAACAACGTAATATCCCTTGTATTCATCTGTAGGACGATACAATCCGCAATATGCCATTGAGCTATTGACGCGAGCAACAAACTCATGGATAGTTCCACCAAACGTGAACTTTGTCTGATTTGAGCGGTATCTGTCTTTGTTCTGTGTATCAACATCATCAACGACAACATCAAAGAACAGAGTGTTATCAAGCAATTCTCTTCTAGATGTGAAAGTGATTTCACTCTTCCACATTCTAGACGAATTATCCTTTGTAGAGCTTGGTGTGTAGGACGCAAAGAATCTATCGCCATTGTACTCTACGAACTCTTCCTTCTTCCATTGCAAAGGCTCAGAAGAATATATCGTAGCAGTAAGGGTAGGAGCACCACCCATACGCTTAGCATCATAGGTATATGATGATACAATAGCAGGGTTAGCTTCCGATGGGAACAAACCGATAATTTCATTACCAGTGTTCTCATCGTAAGTCAACTTCTGTATGTATAATGATTCTGCCTTCATGTTTATTCTTTATTGTTGTCTGTATTCTTTTTCATTGCGGTAATCTCAGCTTGTTTTTCGGCACGTTCATCTGCCTCTTCTTGCTGAGTCTGCAATCTTACTTCCTCGTCAGGTGCAGAAACAGTATTCTTCTCAACACCAGTCTTAGTAGAAATCAAACCTGCACCGCTCAATGTACAAAGCATCTGATTCCATGCACTTTCATCGAATGGCTGCCAAGGCTTAAATGATGTACTGATTCTCATCTGCTTAAACTCAGTAATTGCAGTAGGATTCTCCCCGCTTGCAACCAACTGCTTTGCCAGTCCTTCCTTGAATAGTCTTGAATGTTTGCTAACGAAATTCTGCCATTCAATAGCTGCATTACTAGCCTCCTCAATATCCAAAGAACGCGTCATTTGAATTGCCAATCCGCTTATATCACCACTAGACTTAATATCCTTCGGCAAGATAAATGTACATCCTGTAGCAATCTGCAATTGGTCGAGGATTGATTGCATGAACTCAATCATGTTCTGCGGAGAAGGTGGGGTCTTAAACTCTGCGCTGCCATTTCCTTCAATGCTTGTATCATTCAGGATGATAGAACCAGCAATCTTCTTTGCGGTTTCATTGAGCTTACCCTTGATATAAAGGATTCCCCATCCGTGACGTTTTTGGATGACCGCAAACAGATTATAGATAATCTCGAATAGCTCGATAAGGTCTTGACCGTTATTCCAAGCAACCTCACCACGCTTTGTGGCAAGTGGGCTCTCCGAGAATCCATGTACTTCCTTGCTTTCCAAGCACCATCCTTTCAGTACTTCGTTTGTATCAACGCCTTGAACGAATACATCTGTGAAATGATAATGATATGTCTTATCGTATGCATCAATGTGTCTTACATTATCCTCTGTACGATAATACACGCAATCAAGAAGCGGTTCTCCATTATCGTCTTTGTGTGTAATAATCTGATAGCCATCTTCATACGAGAATAGCCTACTTTTTACTTCGTTATCCTCATTCATGTAAACGAGTAAGCCCACATCACCATAACTCTGCTGAATACGTATAGCTTGCATTTCGATACCATCCTGATTTGTCTCTTTCCAATGCCACTTGAAATCGGCAAAGTTCTTTTTGAGCTTATCAGTCGGATTGCTGTCATGCAAGATATGGTTACGTTTATTACCACCTAAACAGAGAGCTTTCTTGTCAACAATGCGCTGTTGCATAGGAATGCCAAACTTCTTAAACTCAATCTCGCAATAACTGCCATCATCAAGCTTGCAGCATATAGAAGGTAAGTTCGTATCAAACAATACCCTGTGAGAATAAGGGTCTAACTCCTTAGCAAAACGCTCTTGGCTAACAACTATCTTGCTGATATTTGGGAGCTGTGCTTCTTTTCGGAAGTTCGTCTTAATATCCGAACCATCAGAAGAATCGTTGATAGTAATAGAGCTCGAACCTCTCAAAAACGGCTTTTTCAGAAGCAATTTCTGAGGATTCTCCAAAAAATCATTGATTATGTCTTGTCTCTTTCTACTCATCGTTATTGTCGTTTAATGATGGTTCAACATCGTTGTTATTTTGTGAATCGTTATTCTCTTGTGGGTCAATCAAACCGAAGTGTCTGCAACAAGCCTTTCTTGACGGCCAGTAATTGCATTCTCTATTGGTAGTAGGACAAACAATATCATGTTTGCTTGGTACTACGATGATTCGTTTCTGCTTCTGTGACTCTTCCATCTCAAATTTATCATTCAGCTTAACGCGAATATCAGTCTGCATCTTTAATGCGTCCTTCGGTTCAAGATTTCCATCACTAAGAGCTTGGTCTATCTTGTCGAGCATTTTAAGAAGCTCGTTTTTGTTCTCTTCCTTGGTGATAGCGTTGTTATTAACATTGCCGATACCGAAAGGCTCTAGAACATCTAGCAGTTTCTTGAATCGTGGAGTTTCGTAGAATTTCGCTGCATCCTTTTCACTCTTACGATAAGCAAGACGATATGCTAAAGTCTTATCTTCCAATGCGTCACATAGGATAGCAAATGCAATGTCTTTCTCATCACATTTATCCCAGTCAATCCGCACGGATTCAAGAATCATTTTTATATTTTCTTTTTTCAGCATATATTCTAAAATTAATAGTACAACGTATCATCATAAATACTCTGAGCATTAGGATTTTTTTCTTCAACTTCTTTCTCTGCAAGTCTGAATCCCTCCTGTAGCTCGCTACCATACTCCATATTCAAGCATGGGTACATTCTCATTGCGCAAGGGTCGAGCAAGTCCATAGAACGGTCTTTTCCAAGATTTCTGTTCATTTCCTTCTTGCTCTGTAACTTCTTCTTACCACTCTGCATCTTATCAAAGCGAACTACCGCGCATTCTTCCAGGAACTCATTCTGTATGGAAACTCTGTATTTGAGGTTTTGATGCGTATAAACCGCATTTGCAACCTTATCAGAGAATGTAAGCTGTCCTCGCTTAATCATATAACTCAGTCGCAAGTAACATAGGTCTTTTATTGTCATAGCAGACAAATAATAAATTCCCATCGCCTTTGCTGCTGATATATAAGGGATAGCATCGGGTATATAGTCATTGAAATACCTACCTGCCGTGGCATCATAGATAATATGACTTTCTGCTACTCCCTCGTTAGCCGCAAACAGCCTAGCTCTTTCAGCATTGATTCGCGGTGTTGAATGCATAACGATTTCGTAATTGACAATATGGAATCCATTCCACGACAACATCAGAGTATTATCCTTTCCGAAATCTGCCAAGTCGATTGTTATCCATTTGTCACCATTTACGGCTGGGTCTTTTACGAAGCAATCTCGTGCCGCTTGGCTAGGAATCGGTATATCCTCATCCTCTTCTGGGTCAACATTGAAGTTACCCTCCATAAGAGCTTGTGCCATTCTGCCGCCCGATGCAGCTACAGAACCTAAATAGCCAGAGTTGTTTTCAAGCATCTTCTTGTTTGAACCAAGTTTACCTTGATAGAAAACAAAGCTCTTAATCATTACTTCATATCCAAAGTTGCCGCCAATGGTTTTAAGCTTTCTGTCTATATCTATTTTACATTTCTCATAGACTTCTCGCTTAGACATCCCCCAAACAACATCCTTAACAGTCGGTCCTGCACAATAGAAATATCTGACTACACCATCACGCTCTGGGATGATAAAACCATCTGAACCAATATACCAATCAAGGAATATTCTTGTCCAGTGGCTACGCTTCGGGTTAAGTGTTGCAAAGAACTTACCTGTAAACGTCTTACTCTGTCCTCTGTTTCGGGTCATAACGTATGAGAAAACTTCCCAAGTCATCTCCGTCAACTCGTCAATCGCAATCAAATCGTACTCCCATCCTTTCGCGCGCTCTCTCAACTTATCCATATTGGAATCGTCAAGATACGTCAAATCGACAAACGTTCCATTCGGAAATGTAACGCGCGGATTCTCGCTCTCTCTGACTTTTACAAAATCAGCTCCGAATATCTGTTTAAACTTCTCTACGAATCCTCCACCTGCTTTTTGATTACCAAGTGAACGGCGTGAAATCATTGCACGAAAATCTGGGTCGGTCATTAACGGCTCTGCCATCGCAAGTACAAGACCATACGATTTGCCTCCTCCGAGATTTCCGCCACCAAAAACAACGTCAACGTTGCTACTTGCAAAGGACATTTGGAATCCCTCTTGTGGTCTGATTTCAATATCTTTATTCGTGTTCATGCTGCAAAGATACCTAATTTATAATATATAATAGAGTGAAATTAATTCTATATTGGTTACGTAACAAATAGAGTTTCTAAAAACCTATAAATCACCACATTATTTAATTATCTTTGCAGCAGAATTTTAAAAATTAGTAATATGAAGTTTACAAAACAACAACTTTTAGACACCCTAAAAGCAAAGCTCACTGCAAACGGAAAACACCTTTCCATCAGTGAAAAGACAATCAAGAGTTTGAGTGATTCCCACTTTGACCTCTTAGTTGGTGAAGATACAGAGTTAGATGATTTGGTGAATAAGATTTTGCCGCAGTATGTTTCCCTTAACGGCAACTACGAGAAGGACAATGCCGACTTCATCAAGAAATGGAACGATGAGCATCCAGACAATAAGCCAAATCCAAAGGGCGATAACAAAGAGCCTTCGGCTGTTGAAAAGAAGCTTTTGGAACGCTTGGAAGCTCTAGAGAAGAAGGATGCAGAGTACGAAGCATCTAAGCTTGTATCACAGAAACGTAGTGAACTTCTCGCCAAGTTCAAGGAGAAAGGTATCAACGATAGTAAGTGGATTGACAAGTACATGAGCAAGTTGAACCTCACTAAGGACTCGGACATCGAGCAGGAATTTACCGATGCGGAAGAGTTTTACAACATATCCCACGTAAATGGCGGTGGCACTCCAGGCAATCCAAGTGGCAGTAATGGAGATAAACCTATCGGTGCTGAACGATGGGCAGGCGTAAACAAAATCCTCGGTACATCAAATCCTGCTGGCAAGTAAATTCGGATAACATTAATTATTAACTCTTTAAGGTAAAAAGATTATGTTGGATAACTTTTTCACAAGACAAGCCAATGGTGGTGCGGTATTCACTGGTCGCACACTCATTCAAGCACATGGCTCTATTGGAGGTCATAAGAATGTCTTCGTAAAGCTCGTTAAGGGCAGCAAGGATGCGCTCTGTTATCCTACTACGGGTGGCATCTTGAAGAACCCTTTCAAGGGTAGAGCGAAGATTTATGCAGGTGACCTCATTGAGTACACACCTAACATTAACAACACTACTGGTGCTGAAGTGAAGATTTTAAAGTTCTATGAACTGGCAAATGATGCTACTGAGACAGACTTAACCTATAAGCTGGTTCGTGATGGCTATCATCACATACCGTATGCTGGTGATACTATCATGGTAGGACAGAAAGATTTTGCCACACAAGCTAAGGGTGTAACTATCACCAATGTAGAGAAATCTACCGATGGCTCAAACGATATTTGGCTCATTACAGTATCAGAAACGCTTGGTACAGCACAGAAAGCTGGTGACATCCTTGTAGAGGCAGCAAAAGCAGGTGCAAAAACGCTTCCTATGGTTACTAATCCTAATGCTTACGCAGACAAGGATATGGATTTCTTGTATGATTCAAACATGGAAGGTTTGGATGATTTGGAGTATATGCTTACTCCAGCGTTAGCACAAGAAGATACTGTTATCGACCTTGTAGCTATCGGCAATTTGCCACCAGCAGTTCTCGCTCTCAACAAGAGCCGTGTAAAGACTTGGTTCTGGTTTAACTAATCAGACCAAGTGAATGATAACGAACTTATTTTTTGTAATTAATTGTATTTAGGATATGCAAAGATTTAATATTAATAACTCGGATTGGGCTGCACTCTTCCGTTCAAAAGATGGTGGTAGTGAACTGTTTCAGTCTCTCGTTGACAACTCAGCCCTCCTCAATATGGATGAGGGTTGGGCAATGACACAGGGGCATATTGCTGATGCACCTACTCCAACAGCGGATGATGGTTCTGCTACTTTCCGAATGACTTCATATAAGTTGGAAGCTGCACCTGTCATGGATATGCGTGCGCCTCTCGGCGATTCACATCAGATGGACGCCGAGGGTGAGGCAGAGTACACTGCATCCATTCCAGACTTCATCGGTCGTGGTTTCGTAGAGACTGCTGCACAGCGTATTTACAAGGAAAAGATGTGTGCACAGTTTGGCAACGTAGACCGCATCATAGCTCGTTGGGTACGTAACTACCTCGCAGTTGGATTGAAGTCCGCGAAGGCTACATTGAACAACACAACCGCGCAGTTGGAAACGACTGGTAAGATTGATTACACTGGTCTTGGTGCTGGTATCTACGGCAAGCTCTATGATGCTCGTCTTCCAAAGGATAATTTTCAGAAGGCTGGTGCAAAGGCTTGGACTTCCGCAGATTGTAAAATTCTCACACAGATGCGTAAGTTAGAAGACGCTTATCGTGATAAGCGAGGAGGCTACGATGGTGCTCTTACTTGGAAGATGACAAAGAAGATGTACAATGATGTATTCCTTCAGAACCAAGAAGTACGCGACTTGTATGTTGCTTGGTGTAAGGCTAACTATATCGCATACGTTGAGGGTATGCCTATCACTAACGAGCAATTCTTGAAGTCATTTACAGACATTCAAGGTATTTCTCCTATTGAGATTGTCGTTGAGAAGGAGCGCAACAAGACACGCACAACCGACACATTTGTCAAGGGTTGGGCAGATAATCGCGTTGTTCTTCGCCCTGCTGGTGATGCAGTAGAGTTCAAGTACACAGATGTTTTGGAGCGTGACGTATTCGGTAGTGGCTATGGTGCAAGTACTATTGATACCACTTTCGCAACCATGCTCAATGGTTTGGTTACAGCGATGAACACCACAACTAACAATGGTCGATTGAAGGAGTGGCATACAGACGTAATGATGTCTGCTATTCCAGCTCTCATCTCATTCACTAACCACGAGATTATCCACACCGAGGTAGCTGGTGACGGTTCAGTATCTTAATGGTTAAATACTCACAATATACGATAACATTTAATTCATTTATCTCTCAATGGCAGCATCGAAGTTTGACATATTGGACTATCTGAGCGGCATGACTAATTTTGTCTTTGACAAGTCGGCATTAAACAATGTTGCTTTGGATTGCGGCGTTTCTGATGTTGAGTCTTATTTGGACTTGACAGAAGAACAGAAGGACAGATGCAAGATTGCACTCTTGGAAAAGATTGTATTCGGTGTCTATCAGACAGCATCGACCACAAACCAACATGGCGCATATACTCTTACGGTAGGTGCTCAGACCATTACATCGGCTGCATTGTTGAGTATCAAATCAGAACTCAAAAGACTTTACAAGAAGTATGGAGAGGACGAAAAACTTGAAGCTCTCAATGAAACCGATGGAGAGGTTAAATGGATTAAAGAAACAGATTGGTAAGCTATGTACACTGACAGAAATGCTTTGGATGAATATGCCTATCATGGCGTGTTCTACCGCTCGGAACAAAAACCGAAAGAAGATGGAGACCTTATCGGAAGCGATGGGGATATGTTAGGTGATACTGATACTAGTGCAGGTGATTCAGAAACAGAAAATGTAGAAACTATCATTTTTGAAACTGATTGCGATATTCAGGAAACCAACAAACTCTTTAATTCGGGTGTGGTTACGCTAGGATATACAATCTATTTTCCGATGCCAACGAAAGAAGGAGAAGACGGAAAAGATGAAGAATATATTCCTGAAGGTTTGAATGCAGGCATTCGTTTCCGTGGAAAGATGTACGGAATGGACGTTGACGGAATGGTTATTGGCGTTTATCCGACACAAATGCACGGATGTGTAGCTTACATCAAGGGTACTGACATTTAGTTTTTTTCATCATAAGGTAAAATGTATTTAGGATAACAAGGTATGGCACAGAGGATTAATCGCAGATTATCTCGAATTGAGAATTTCTTTTCGATGCTTCTTACTAAGGGAAAAATCTCAGACAACATATTTGTCGGGGAATTACCACCTACAACTAGTAAGAACTGGGATGATTTTGTCAATGTGGACGTAGGTCAGCAAAGAGATTATGGCGGTTATTCTTCTGGCTATGCTAACATTTATCTTTATGCAAGACCAAAGGGAACTCCACTTAGAAAGAATGTAAAGTTACTTGATAAGATGGAAGGTGTTCTTGACAAAATCATTGATGAATCAAGAGACGCAAACTATACAATCAGTACATTATACCGTGATAGCGGATATGACTCAAACCGCCAGTTTCATTTTCAGATGATTTCTGTTTCGGTTATTGTACGTTAATTATTTCATTTATTTAGGATAACAATTTAAACTCAAACAATATGGCAACGAAAGTTACAAGTACAGGCGCAAGTGCAATCAAGCTCTCTAAGCCTTCACACATTATTGTTCGTCCGTTCAATGGCGATGCGGCTGGTGACGATTATTACGATTTGGACGATGTTGTTCGCGACACCACATCTATCTCTCAGGACGATAACGATACTACCGATATTGAGCGCGAGACTTCTGATACTCCTATCATGTCTATCGTGACAACTGGTAAGTATCAGTTTGCTGCCGAAGTTGCAGATACTCAAGCTCCTGTATTGACTGCATTGTGCGGCTTTACAAAGGGTACTGATGGTAAGATTTACGCTCCATCTGGTTACAAGCTGATGTATGCAGAGGTCGCAGTAGTTTTTGACAACGCAGATGGTACTACACACACAGCATTGATTCTGCCTAAGTTGCAGCTCAATTCCAAGACAACCATTGAGTCTCTGAACTCTAACTTGGCAAAGGTTGCATTGGCTGGCACAGGTCAGTTGGTAGAAGTTAAAGATGGTAGCATAACTCGTAAGACACCATTCTACATTGACCCTGCATACACATTGCCAACTGCTAGTGTATAATGCAGATTCTTCAACAATTCTCGACTATATACAACAATGGGGCGGCGGCTTTAATGCTGTCCGCTCCTTTTTAAGTTTAAGATTATGGGTAAATTCAGAGCAATGGCTATTCAATATATTGCTGACGAACTATCTAAAGATGGTCAAAAAGTTATTGATGCGTGTATAAAAGAAGTAACATACACACATAGAACTTATAATCTTTACGATTCTTATGGTTGGTGTGTATATTATGATGGAAGAATCAAAGATATGGGATTTATAGACCCATATCCACGTGCTAGTGAGTTCAAGTATTGGGGTAAGGGCGAAAATAAGAGACCTGTATCAGGAAGGAAAGAAATCGAAAACTTCTTCAACGAATACAAAGCGACAAAAGATACTTTTGAACTTGTAATTGCTGCTGCTATGCCGTATGCCGAGATACTTGAAACAGGCGGTGGTAACTTGAAACATAAGTATAAGGTAATATCTATGTCTTATCAAAAACTTCAAGCATTATCAGCAAAGTATGGCGGTGCTTACGTAGCCGCATTATCTAACGGAAAGAAAATATAACTATGACAGTATATAGAGCACAAAAAGACCCGAATAAGGCTAAGAAACAAGCTGTAGAAGACGAGAATAAGGTGTTACCTAGTTCTCCCTTGTCTGATGCGGCAATGGAACGTCTGGCGCAAATTATGAATGATTCTCCTACAATTGTAAAACTACAAGGTACAGAGTGGGAGATAAGAGCATTAAAGCCAGGCACTCAATGGATGATTGCAGAGGAGGCTTGCAAGATAGTCAAGGGCGAAAACTTATCAATGGGTGATGTTATTAAGGAGTTTGCTATCAACATTCCATCTGTGGCAAGAGTAATCACACTATCCTTGCTCAATGACAAGAAACGCATTGATTCTGAGGAATACCAACAAGTTTACGACCAGTTGCTTTGGGGAGACTATGACATCAAGGATTGGGCAACATTACTCGTTGAAATTCTCAATTTGCTAGATGTGGATTTTTTCTTTGCGAGTACCAATGTGATTCAGACCGTCCGCAATCAAGCTCTGATGAGGAAGAAACAAGCAGCCGAATTATCCCGTCACGAACAGAATACGGACAAATGATAGATTTCTTACGTGCCAACACATGGTGCTCGCAAGAAGAATATAAATGGAAAATGACTGTTCCTCAGATTCGTCTTGCGTCTATGGATTTTACTCATATTGAATATATTTCGTCAGACAGAGACAAAAATCAGAAGAACGACAAATTAAAGAATGCAAAGGTAATCAATGGTGCAGAGGATTTACGAAATCTCAATGACCTTGGAATACCTATTTTATAAACTCTTAAACTTTTGAATTATGGCAGATTCAGCATTAGGCAGTGCTCTTGTTATACCAGAGTCCGCATTGAAGAAAATCAAAGAGGCTGATGATAAGTTGCAGAAGTTACAAGATACGGCTAAAAATACCGCGTCTAGTGTAACACAATCTTTCAAGGATATGTCTGTTGGTACTAAGCCGTTCCTTGATTCTTTAGACCAAGTTATAACAAAACTCGCAACAATCAACGCATCTGCTTCAAATGCAAGCAGTGGTATCTCAAACGTAGGTGCGAGTGCAGGTAACATGAACAATAACATTACGTCAGCAGCACAAAACATTCAAAATATGGTAGCACAGCTATCTAAGATGAATGGTTCTGGCACTAGTGGTATTATGCAAGCGGCACTTGCATTTCAGAGATTACAGGAATCGGCAAAGGGTGCTAGCGGTATGAATATTGCTGAGTTAAAGCAAGAAATTGGTTCTATTGAAAGTATGTTGCGAGATACAACACAAAATCTCACCAAGGCAGACCAAGATGCACTTATTAAGCGAAAGAAGTCATTACAGGATGAGTTACGATACCAGCAGCAGATGTATAATGAACGTGCTGTTGCTTTTCAGAAGGCTCTTGATAAGATGGTTAGTGCCGAACAATCTTACAACAACAAACAGAGAAAGGCATACGCTGATAGAGCAAAAGACTATCAGACGAGAAATAACAAGGCAAACACTACATATCAAGGCGCGCTTGATTTCTCTGCTACTGCAAATACGCTCAATCGCCAAGTACGCGCTATAGAATATCTGAAAGAAGCTCGTATGAAGTTGTCTCAAACCGATGCTGATTATAAGCGAAAATTGGATGTTCTTAATGCTGCCATTGAGCAACATAACAAAAACTTGAAAGAGGCTGGTGTTAATTCTCGCGCGTTGACCGAACAAACATCATATATGGCTGGATATATGTCACGTTGGGCACAGCGTATGGCATTTGCATTCTCCGTGGGTTCTATCAAGAATTTTGTCGAGCAGATTGCATCAGTCAGAGGTCAGTTTGAACTTTCAGAGCGTTCACTCGAAGCTATCTTGCAGAACAAGCCAAAGGCAGACGAGATTTTCAACAAAACAGTAGAACTTGCCGTTAAATCACCTTTCCGTATCAAGGACTTGGTGGATTACACACGACAACTTTCCGCTTACCGAATTGAGTCTGATAAACTTTATGATACAACCAAGCGACTTGCCGATGTTTCAGCAGGTCTTGGCGTTGATATGGGAAGACTTATCCTTGCATACGGACAAGTCAAGGCTGCTGCATACCTTCGCGGTTCTGAGGTTCGTCAGTTTACCGAAGCTGGTATCAATATGTATGGTGAGTTGCAACAATACTTCAAGGAAGTTAAGGGAGAAGCGTACACGACTGCACAGATTGTTGATATGATTTCCAAGCGTAAGGTTACATTTGAGGATGTTGAGGCAATATTCCAACGTATGACCGATAAGGGTGGAACATTCTACAATATGCAAGAGATTCAGGCTGAAACTCTCCAAGGTAAGATTTCCAACTTGAAGGATGCTTTCGATGTGATGCTCAATGATATTGGCAAGGCTAACGAGGGTACGTTCAAGGGAATGATTTCTGGTGCAACAGAAATGCTTAATAACTGGCAAAATATAGCAAAGGTTATAAAATATGTCGGTGAACTTCTCCTTATTATAAAAGTTCGCTCAATGCTTGCTGGCACAGAGACAACAAAAGCATTCGCAAGACTAGCATCAATGAACAATGTTGCAGGCATCGGAAAGGTTGCCCTTGGAATAAAATCTGCCATTTCGCAGATAGGAACAGCTGCTGTTGCAGCAGGAAAGGCTATACAAGGTGCATTACCAATAATGGCTCTTATGGCAGCTTTAGAAATATTCACTAGTATCTCTGATAGTGTAAAAGAATACAATGAAAATCTATCAAAGGCTATGGATTCTTATGCAAAGTCTATGAATATTTTGAAAAAATCACAAGATTCATACACTCTTGCAATCAAGATAGACGGCAAAAACGGAAAAGACAAGAGAGAAGATGAAATTAAACATCTTATCTCTGAAATGGAAAAACAAGGCTATTCTGTCACAATTCCTGTAAACTTTGGTTCGGCAGAAGATGCAGATAAAACATATCAAAAGTTGACTTCTGACTACAAGAAGTTTATTGATGATATGATGGAGATGGATGCCATTCGTGCTCAGAATATAAAAGAATCTGTCGGTCCTGGAGAAAATATAGATGAGGATTTATCTGATTATGAGAACTCGTATAATAAGATTATAGCATATACATCCAAATGGGAATCTGCCCTCGAAAGTGTACGCCAAAATTATAAATATCTCACAGAGGATGCCCAGTTGGCGGTTGATAGAGTTGGAAGAGAAGAAGACTATAAAGATAAAACCGAATATTTGGAGGCTGTATATAATGCACTTCAAAAAGCAAAAGTCGGCTTCATAACATTCGTTCAAATGTCCGATGTCCAAAGACAAAAGATTGATGGAACAATGGATGCGATTCGCTCTTCTATTGAGGGAGCAAATGCAAGTATGTTCAGTAGTCTTCGACGCGACAAAGAAGAAGTAATCAAGGAAACTAAAGGGTTGTTTGATGTTCTCGCAAAATACACAAACGACCCAAAAGAGATTATGCTTCGTATTAATCGCTTTGCAGCAGACCACGATTATTCTGAAACCAAGAAAATGCTCTTGACACATCTTGCAGAAGATAAATTCAATATTCGGATTTCGGCAGACACAAACTCTGTTCAAAGAACTATTGATTACATCGACAAGACAGTTCAATCATTCGTTGATTCTAAAACATACAAGATAAGCATTGATGTCAGCGACCTTAAAGACCCTCTGTCTCAGTGGAAAGATTACTTTGAAAATCTTGAAAAGAATCAAAAAGCACTCAAAGAGTCGGATGCTTGGTTGCGTCGTATTATATCTAAAGGAAAGGATAAAAAGGGACTATTCTCTGCTGATGAAAGTATGTTTACAGACGATGAGTTAAAACTTATCGGAGTAAAACGCAAGCCTAAAATGTATGGCGTGTGGGCAAAGGAACAGGCTAACGAAATTAAATTATCAGCTTCTCAACTTGAAAAAATAACAAAGGAGAAATTAAAGGCAGTTGGCGATGTTTTTACAAACTGGGATTGGGAGACTAAGGAAGACAAAAATAATGCACGAAAGAATAAGGTTGCCGCAGAAAAAGCACAGCGCGATATTTTGTCTGAGCGCATTTCTCTACTTAAAGAGATGAACAAACAGTATGAACAGCTTGATAAATACATGGATGATGATAGCGCAGCGCAATCTGTTATGAAACAGTATGCTGACAATCTGAAATATGTCGGAATGCCAGACGAAATCGTTAAGAGTTTCGTTCCTGACAAACAAGGACTCATTCAAGCTTTGAAGCAGATTGAACCAACAATCAAAGACTTCAAGAAGCGCGCACAGCTTAAAAACGACATCGTAGAACTGCAAATACAGCTCGATACCGAGTTTTTCCAGCAGCAGTTGAATGATGTAAAAAATGAGATTAGCAAGTCTTTCGACCAACTTAATCTCTACAAAAAATTGCAAGGAGAAGGTTTGTCTGACGGATTGATTAAGTCAATGTTCGGTGAACTTACATCGTCATTCGATGATGTACGAAAAGGAATAGAAGACCAATTCACTGCAAAGTTCGGGAATAACACAAAGTGGAGTTCTGATATATGGAAGCAGTATCAAGAGCAGATTGATAAGCTTGATAAAGAGGTCTATCAAGACCAAATTAATCAAGCACAAGAGTTGATTAAGGCATACAAGCAGCAGCTTTCCGACCAGTTGCAATTGGATAAGTGGTACATTGAGGAAAAGCAGAAAATCCAAAACAATGCGAATATATCCAAGAACAAAGATTTGCAGAAGCAGCTTCAAGATAACCTTGATAAGCAATATGCTTCAAAGACAGATACTAATTCTTGGAAAGATTTTCAGAATAGCGACATGTATGTTCGTCTGTTTGATAATCTAGACCAAGTTTCTTCTAAGGCACTTGATGCGATGGCAGAAAGACTGCAACAGTTGCGTACAGAGCTTAGAGACCTAGACCCAACAGAGTTGAAGACTATTGAGGAACAGATTAATAAGGTCAATGAAGTTCGCAATTCACGCAATCCTTTCAAGGCTTTCACTAGCGGACTTAAAGAAATGATTAAGGCTGGTAAAGACTTAAAAAAGTCGGGCGGCGTAGAAAAGTATGTAGAGCTTAACGGACTTAGAGCAGATTTGACGAGCAAATTGAAGAAGCAAAATGCTTATGTTGAGTCTTTGGAACAGGAATATAACGAACTGACAAAGAATAAGGATGCGAACGAAAGCGTTGTTACAACCTTAAAGTTGAAGTTAGCAACCAACAAAAGCATTCGTGATTCTTTGAAATCTCAGTTAGACCTCACAAAAGAGCAGATTGCAAAGCTCGGAACGATTATGACTGAGGAAGAGCAGGCAAAAGCAAAGTTCTCAAAATCCGTGACGGATATTACAGACGTAGTTTCCACAATGGCTAACTCGTTTAATGCTCTGTTTGAGGCACTTAGCGGTTCTGATGCTAATTTAGAGAACACTCTGGATATTGTCAGCAACATCGGTCAGGCGGTCGGTTCGTACTATAGAAGAAACTATGCAGGTGTCGTATCGGGCGCAATGGGCGCGCTTACAGGCGTAGCTAAACTCTTTAGTAACGAAGGAAAGATTGATAAGGAAATTGCACGCCAAGAACGCGCTGTAAATTCCTTGCAACACGCTTACGAAAAGCTTAAAAAGAGTATGGACGATGCCTTTGATACGCAAAAGCTCTACGAATACAACCAAAAATCGGTCGATGCCCTTAAAAAGCAGCAGAAGGCGTACCAAGCAATGATTAATGCAGAGCGCGGTCGCAAGAAACCTGATGAAGGTAAGATTCAAGAATGGGAACAGCAGATTGATGATTTGAACACTACAATCAAAGAATTAGGTGAGTCTATGACAGAAGCACTTGGCGGTTTCGGTTCTCAGTCTAACTATAAATCTGCTGCTGAAGCTTTCTCGGAAGCGTGGGTAGATGCTTTCAATGAAGGTAGTGATGCACTCGAAGCACTCAACAATAAGTTTGACGAGTATTTCAATACAATGCTCACCAAGCAGTTAATGAATAGAGCTACTTCAAAATACATTCAGCCTATCCTTGAAGCATTCGACAAAGCGGTATCTGAGGGCAGCGAAGGTGGAAACAATGGTCTTGACGTTACCAAGAAAGAACTCGAAGGTATCAAGGAACTGAAAGACAAGAATCTTGCATTATTCAATGAGTATGCAAAGAACTTGATGGATGTTCTCAACGTCAAACCTGCTGGAAGTTCAAATATCTCTGCTTTGCAGCAAGGTATTCAGTCCGTTACAGAATCAACCGCACAGGCGTTGGAATCGATACTCAACAGCCTACGATATTATGTAGCCACTCAGCAAGCAGATGTCCGTATCATCCGCGACACTCTGTTAGAAAAGCTCGGCAATAGTCTCAGCGCGATAACACAAGATACATCAAGCAGTCCTGTACTCATTGAGTTGAGATTGCAGACAACAATACTTACTGATATTCGCGACACCTTGGCTAGCTGCGTAAAGGGCGGTCACAAGCAAGGAAGAAATGGTATCAAGGTATTTATGAATTAGTTTTCTGTGTTCTATATATAAAATTAGGGCAAGCTCGGTTTCACAACTGAACTTGCCCTTTTTAATCAACATAAATCTAACTAAACCTTAACTAATATAAAAAGTAAAATTACACTTTATGTCGGTGTACCGCCGTACACTCTAAGAACTAGAAAATAATATAAATATTTTTACCAAACTTTGCTATTTAAATGAGCTGTAAGACGTTATTTCTGCTCATCCTTACAACTATTCCACTCTGACACATAAATCGTTTCTAGCGTCATATTTGCGTCATCGTAGCTAATGATTTTAACATCATTATCCTCTCCGTACTCTATGAGGTCACATTTTCCTTTGCATTCGATGCGAACTTCACTCTTTCCGCACACATAAATGCGAGTAACCATATTCTCAGGAACTTCAATTTCCAAATCCTTGCAGTACGCGACAAGAATAATCGTAGAGCGCGCCTTGATAACTCCATGAGCACCTATATACATTTCACTGGTATATCCGTGCTCGTTACATTGATAGAATCCATTGGCAAACTCACCAAACTCTTTCAAAAGGTACTCTTTTGACAATCCCCATCCGAAAGCTATAGAATCAGCCATAAACTCAATTCCGTTTGAATCAAGAGCCATATTTACCAATTCTCGCTTACTCGATGCAGAATCCCATTTCCCTTTATATTCTCCGCACAATCCCAATCTTAGGGCATTGCGCTTCAATGTCAATAATTCATTGCTATTCCCCATACCATTCTCTCAATCTATCGTTAATTAAAGTGTTCACATACGCATAGGTTTTGTCGTACCCGATAAGCTCGTGACACTTGCGGACACATCGCATAGCAGATTTCTCATTGATGTCCGCGCGCTGTGCGATAACGGCATAGGAAAAGCCATACCGATTGTGTAGAACGTCAAGAACAAAGTTCCTTGCTACCGCTCTCGCAAAAGGAATATTAGTATTGCCGACATATAAATCATCTGCATTCACTCCTTCCTTTTCCTCAGTACTCATAGCCGTGTTCACTTGTTCGCAAACCATCCGCTCTACCTTATCCATCGTATCATTACCTAAGTATATCATAGCCGTTAAATCTTATTTTTATCTTTATAAACGTAACCTACCGTATCACAAGGGTATTTATCATCTGGTGACAATACACCTGCATCTTCCATCTTCTGTCTGAAATCCACAGAAACCATAGGAACTAACTTGTGAAGTCTAGAACCATCGGCGGCAGCCCAAATAGGCTTTAGATATTGAACAGGATTCTTAACCTTTACACCATCCCATTTGATTCCGTTCTGAATGAATGGTATAAAGATACCGTCTCGTTTCACTCCGTTAGCATCACACATCCTTACAATCCTGTAATCTCGGAATAGTCCGTATTTCAGTTCTATATACCATTCATTATACATAAGCTATTCCTTTCCTTGATTAAGAGCCTCGGCTGCTTGCTCTGCCAATATTGCCTGCTGACCGTGCTCAAAGTTCTTCTTCAAGTCTTCCTCTGTCTCTTCGGAAACTGGAGTGTTCATTACAGTTTCCAACTCTTTCTGCATACGACCGAGGTAATCCATCTTGTTCTTTGCGAACTTTGCAGCATCATCTGCATCAGTGAACGCTGTAATCGGATGAGTAATGTTGGCTTCTGTGATGATAACCATACTATCAAGCATATCCTGATAAGTAACATAAGTCTCAGGGAAAATATCATTTTCTTTTCCCTTTACTTCGTTCTTCATCGCGACAAGATTTTCAAGCCACGCGAATGTTGTAGTGGTAAGCGCGTGTCCTTCCATATCAACACCGCCCCAACGCTTAAAACGTGCTTCAAATCCAATATGTGTGTGGAAAATAGCACAATCCTTCAAAATTACGATGAAGAAATGACCGAAGTCGGTAACGCTTTCAACATCTTTTCTGTTGATTCCGTCAACAACTTTAAGCAAACCTGCATTGTTGTCAACAGTCTTCTTTTTTGCAATTCTAGCCATAACTATATATTTATTTTTGTTCTACAATCGTTTTGTACTCGAAACTAATGCAAGATGGATTCTCCTCAGAAGTAAACCTAATCTCATTAGGGTCATTGCAAACCCCATCTTTGAAGAAGAAACAATCTTTGCAAGTATATACCAGCGGAATAATGTCTCCGCAAGCATCATCGTCAGGATTTGCGTATGTATATAAGTCTTTGCCCATGCAATATGGGAACTCAGAATCTTCATCATTCAACAATACACAATCCTTACAAGTGTATTTAGTCTGCTCCATGTTCCTTACGTTTTTGATATTCCATCAATGTCAAGATACAATAGTTAGCGCAGTCAAGAAGAGCATCTTCCAATGGCTCATTAGCAACTTGCGCCTCATTGTCCTTCAATGTCTTGATACGATTCACTTTCTCTCGTATCTTTCCGTAGCCGTAGTTGATACCAAGCTCATCATACATTTCGGAAAAAGCATTCCCATAATCACGATTTTTCTTGATGTATGTATCATGCAAGTTATTGAGAATATTTCCATGCATTTCAATGTCGGAATTTATATCTATTTTATGATTATCGGCAACTGGTACTACTACACCGAACTTTGTACCAAACATCATAATATCTTCCTCGCAAAAACGAGCGAAATACTTGTAATCTGTGCTAACAGATGTACATATATAAACATCAGTATCCTTTCTCTCGGCATTGAACAGAATAGGGGTGCTGCCGTCCTGAATACCTATCGGGTCAAAATTGCATTTTAAACAATCATTTCGTGTGATGTAAAATCGCAGCCCAACCTTAATATCTTCTTTCTTAATCATAAGCTATTCCTCCTTATCTTTAATTTCAACGAAATCTCCAATGCCCAAACGAGCCTTGTTGATGCAAGACGCAATCCAGCCAGTCAAATAAGCAGATGCCTCGCCGCCATGTTCCATACCAATCTCTTCTTCGATATGTTCGCAAGCGTGGGTGGCTTCATGACAGCAGGTGTTCATGGTCATGCATTTTGTATTCTCGAATAGCAGCAAAATGCACTTTCTTCTGTCATTTTTCGCCATGCATCCCCAATATGTATATCCATCACAACGCTTGAAGTCGTATTCTTCAATATCTGAGCCATCATAGTTTGAGAAACACTTTGATATATCATCGTATTTAACTCCTATGGCAACACATAACTTGTGCGGATAGATTGGCTGGTCGTATTCGTAATATCCTTTCTTCTTCATATTCTCAACTATTTATGTTAAACATCTTTCAATCCAAGACCTAGCAGAAAAAATCGCGTTTTTACGATAATACAGTCATGGTCTTTGTTTGTTTTAAATAAACCACATTTCCCACCAACATCAACATTACATATATCATACCTTCCTTGATAATCATAAGCTGCCTTTAAAATGGTTTCTTCTTCTTCAACTTCGGCAATAAACGGTGTGAAATTCCCGTATTTACTTTCCCAAGACAGAGCACCACATTTGTGTAGAAAGAAGTAGTCGCTTTCCCTTGCAATTTCTTCTCCTTCCAAAAACAGCCATATACCCTTTTTCACTTTATCAAGAATAGCAGCCGCTCTTTCATTATTTGCTTTATAGAAATTTGCACTCCAATAATCCATATCTCAACTATTTATTATGTAATCTACCTATATGATACCTAGAACAAACCTTGCACAGGTAGCAAGTATATCCCATCGCCTTCAGTTTCGGATTTTGATTCAGAAACTCCCAAGCATCATCCTCAGTCTCGTATGCGACCTTCGCCTTCCAAGAATGAACTTTTTTAGTCCAATGTTCGGGGTCTGGTTTGAACGGCGGTACTTTATTAGGATTGTGACGGTTATTCCTCATAGCTCAATGATATTAATGCAACTATCATCAATCGCGATATAGCAATCAAGCGTCTCACGTCTGTAACCACCGAAATCAAGAAGTATCTCTGAATCTTCGCTTGCACAAATAAACTCTTTGTTGGCAAGTAATTCATCCTTAGTAATGGTTTTCTTAACCTCACTAAAATAAATTCTTCCAACCATAGGTGCATTGATAATGCCGCCGATTTTTACAACATCATCATCTGATGTTATATATATGATAGGCAAACTACCGTCTGCTTTCTTAAATTCCGTATTATTTAAAAGCTCTGCTTTGTTCATAATTAGTTACTTTTTAGTTGATGATGGTTTGCGACCACGTTTCTTTGTTGTATCGCGCTTGCTAGATGTATAATCCAATGCTGATTTCTTTGGTCTGCCTGGTTTTCGCTTTACTGGAACTGGCTCTTGATAAGGTAACTGCAATGTTTCGCATTCCTCATCTTCGCCAAATTCGTTCTCGAACTCTCTTCCTTCACGCTTCTCTGAATCGGCATCATAGGCGCGCTTCCACTTGCGCTTGGCAACCTTCAACTGTTCTTTCTTGAACGCCTCTGATTCCTCATGAAGCTTATCGTAGTCTATCTCAGGTGCATCAAACTCACCTTCAATACTGCATTCGGGAGTTTTCTCAACGTCTTTTGATTCCATTTCCTGATGAATGCGGTCTTCCTCTGAAATGTATGGTTCATCGTCAATTTTCTGCTTATGACTGGCATTATACTCGTCAATGAACTCTTTTATTTCTTTCTTTGAACATCCATCTTTCCTCATTTCAGCCAACTCAAACTCGAACTTCTGACGTTCAATGTCCTCAAATCTCGTTCCGTCCAAATCGCTTCCTTCATTGAGTACGTTGATTTTCTTGTTTTCCTCATCAGCTCTCATCTGTTTGGCGATGGCAATCTCCAATAATGCGTGATTAACGTCCGATTCCGTCATTTCATCGACCTCATAAGCCCTAGGGTCTTCACCAAGCTCGTTTTTCAAAAAGTTCTTCTTTGCTTCGATGCATCCGCTCGGCAAAAACTGAGCCTCATCAAGATACATATAAGGATGAATGCTCTTGATAGACATGATAGGACTCGGCGTGCCGAAGTCTTGCAAAAGCTTCATGTATTTGTCCGCATTCTGCTGATAAATGCAGTAGCATTCCTCTAAATTGCGCTTCTGAACAAGCACAACAGCCATTATCCAGAATGGGTCTTTACCATCCGTGTAGCGTTTCGGCAATCCCTTCGTCTGCAACGATGCCGCTTCCAACGCCCTATCAAGTGATTCTTCCTTTATTCGCATATATTCTCAACTTTTAAATGATTACAACTCCTCGGAAGAACCATCGCTAATGGTATCGTCTTTCCTCAACTCCCATTCATCGGCAGTCATAATCTCCCAATGACCGCAAACGTCTTGCGCCAACACAGAACCGCGCTTCACCTGCTTGTGAGCACCTGCCATATTGACGGCAGTAACGCTATAAAGCATATCGGTAACGTCCAAACCATCATCGACCGCATCTGTTGCTTTCTTGATGTCTGTAACGATAGGGCAGTCGAACAATGCCTTGATGTTTTCGCCCTTGACCTCAATTGATGTCTTGTATTTGTTCATAATTCGCATATATTTTAAAGCATCCACCGACCGTAGAAGGAACTCGAACCTTCTGTTTGCCTAGACTTGTATCTAAGAGACACGTCCTACCGCCTTGCGGATGCTGTCGTTTCTATTTTCCACCATTCTTCAACCAATCCTCAATCGTGGTACTGTCACCATCAAACGACTGCCCGAAGACGTTTACCAACTTGACCGAACAGAGCAGATACGGAATATTCTTGATGTTGTCCGTTAATGGCTCTGTAGCATCCTGTACTAAAAACAACGCTTTCTTCTGTCTGTAATCGTCATACCAGAGAATCAGCGCACCCTCCAAGTAAGCATAAAGACTATCCCATGCTTTCTCGGCAGCTTTTATCTGCTCAGTAACGGAAATCTCGGTTGTTCCGTCAACATCATACCCGAACACGCAGACTGACAACGTAGCGTTGGTGCTCTCATGTCTAGCATTTGGGTCAACGAACACTCTTAACGCATCACTCTCAGGATAGCTTTCGGTATATACACCCTTCTGCTTACCCTTGGAGTTCAATCCGTCCAATGACTTGTAGCGGACAGAACCGCCGCCGAAATCATCTTCCAGACTCTTGCGCACTCCGTCTGCCTTCCAAGCACCCTGCTCGGACTTCAAGTAACGCTGTATGTAGAATTTCTTTTCTGCCATATTTCAAAGTCGGTAATTCGTAAATCAAACATTTATGCTGCAAATATACGCAAAAAAATCAAGCCAAAAATGAACTTTACATAGTTTAACAAATTGCAAATTTGTACCATTTTCCCCATATCCCCAATTAAATATATTTTATCCGCATAAATCAGATTTTTTATATTGAAAATTTAACATTTATGGAGTAGCAAACACTTCAGATGACTTTCTTTTCGGTTTTTCTTTATATTCTGAAAGAATATTTCTTTTTATCTTTTCTTTTTATTCTTTTCTAATTATAATTTATTATTTTATTTATTATGCAAAAAATAAAAAAAAATATAATCCTCACATAGCAAAAATTAGCTCTAAAATATAAAATAGCATTACTTTTCCGCAAAAACAAAAAATAGCTCAAAATTCGCGTTCTAAGACGTTCAAAATAATCTGGTGATAAACTACCACGAAGCTGCATAAAACGTTACTTGACGCACAGAAATAAGCAAAAGTATATACTATGAAACTTTATGCAAAAAGAAAAGTAGATATGATATTCTCAAAAATGCTCAAAATTCGGTAGAAAAGCGGAATGTGAAAAATCAGAGTATTTTACAAAAAAAATAAAAAATAAAAAAATAAAAAAATTCGGAAGAGAGCTGACCCACCCTGCGAGTGCCAAAAACGGGGGGTGGGGTGTAAATTACCCTATATAGGTATAAATCACTAAAAACCAGCGTTTTATTTGCGACAAAAACGGACGTTTTAAGGCAAAAATGCAGTTTTTTTCGTTTCTGTTTCTGTTTTCTGTAAATTATCCAAAATAAGAGAAAAGGCAAAGAGATAAAAAGTAAAAAGATATAACGTTTGCAGCAAGGGTGCGGAAAACTTGTAAAAATTCCAAAACGTATCTATTTATCATAATATTATGCGTAAATATACATATTAAACGTGCATAAACATACAGAAACTTGCATAAAGTTTCACACATAATTTTCGTGAAACAAAAAGCGAGTGAAAACGAAAACGGAAAATAAAACGGCTGCAAACAGACTTAAACGGCAAAGTAAGTACTTTCTATCTAGTAAGCGAGAAAAAGCCTATAAACGGCAAATAAAAGCGTTTTAGGCGTTTTCCTATATATAAGGTACTCGCATACGTACCTAATAAAGAAAACGGCTGCAAAGTGATTTTTTTTCGGGCTGCAAAGATAGGAAAAACCTATATAATCACGCAATAATCCCGATTTAACCTATCATTTTGTAAAGTAGAGATAGCAATCTATGTAAAGATTTAAGTAAATACAATTATTTTCAAGAAAAAAGCGAGAAAAACGTAATTTTTTACCGAAATATTTTGCAGATACAGAAAATTGTCGTACCTTTGCATCGCATTTAAGAAATACGGATGCTTACTTAAGACATAGGAATCCATATATAACAATGCTTCGTTCTTTGATTTACTTACATGTTAGCGTGATAATGAAACGCTTACTATTTGCAGCCGTGATTCTGTTTACAGATAGCGCAAACGTAAGATAGGCATTATCTTAATATCGTTATCAAAAATCTAACAAATGTTAGTGTAACAATACGATATAGTAGTATTAAGCGGTTTGCTAGTTTGCCATCAATAAAGAAACTAGTAGCAACAATTATAAATGAAAGAAGGAAAACGGATAGGCTATTATACGGAAGGTAGCTACATTATTACTTATTATTCTCAGCGTTGAAACATCTTAAAGTGAGTAGCGAAAAGTTAGAGTAGCGAAATGAGATAGATGATAAATGAAAACCAAATACAATAATATGTAACTGTTATATGTAGGCGAAAACCTCAGCCGTTGGCAATTAGGCGGATTAATTGATAGCCACAAATTAGTAACTAAAAAATAAAGCAATATGAAAAAGTTATCCAAAAAGCAAACATTATCCTATTTAGCACTTCAAAAGGTAGCTAGATTACAGGAGTTATTGAAAATGACCCAAAATGCAGAGGTTATAACATCAAGCGACAATTACACCCCTGATGCTTACACACAAAATAGTAAGTTTATAGACGATGCCCAAAAAGAAATTTATTCTTTGCTTGATGGTATCAAAAGAGATGTAGAGTGCATTTAAACAAAAAGCCCACTACCTTATAAAAAGATAGTGGGCACAAATTAAATCGAAAAATCGAAATAACTTGCTTACTTAAGACGGCTGCAAAGTTATTAGTTTTTTCCGATATAAGCAAATTAATTAGTAACTTTTAAATATTTTAGGTATGAAGACTTATAAAACAAATTATTCAGTAGCTGTAAATTGGTGTAATAATGCGCTTATCCTCTGCAACAATATTACAGAGATAGACCCTTCTGTTTATGATAATATGCGCTTTGAACTATTCGATGAAGAAGACGGAACTCAAAGAGATATTTATCAGTGGTTTATTACAGATTGCACCGATGACGATGTAGAGTACCTAGAGCAAACATTCGGATTGCTTTTCACTTATTCAGACCTTTTGGATAAGTATATCCTTTGCGTTGACCATTTCGGTACAAGTTGGGATTACGTTGAATGGACAACTACAAACGAATTGGCAAAAAGAGAATTAGGAGAAAAGAAGTAATTAAAACTAATTGGAGGGCTATATATGACAAATAAAGAAATTGAAAGCTATAGAAATAGTTATAAGGTTGTGAATGGTATTGGCTTTTGTCGTGTGAATAATGATATAAACGGGAATCCCCGATATGTAGTGCATTTTCTCGCTTTTACTACTGATGAGGAAATGAGAAACGACAATTTAAGCCAAAGTCAATTGTATGCAATTGCCAAAAAGCGTGCAAATAATTTAGGCTTTTCCGTTTATCGTGCCAATTGGTACGGAGGCGGTTTTGTCGGGCAATCTTATTCTTTGATTGATACGGCACACAAGATTAATGAGATAGTAAACAAGTAACTAACAATACCCTTTGCACCCACATAAGCGAGTGCAAAGGTACAAATAATATAAGGATATGAAAAAGAATTTATCAAATATAGTTTGGTTTTTGATGATTGCTTTTATAGTAATCGGTTTTATATTGTTTTCTGCTAGCTTTTTAGTTGGTAGTTACCCTTTGTTTAGTGTAGGGCTTTTATTTATGTGCTTTACACCATGGCTTTTTATGGCTGTTATTGTTTCATTAGATTAATTATTGGATATATGGATATAACAATACCATTCGTTTTCGCCCTTATATCTTACGTATTAGGCATTATTGTAGGGCGCAATTGGAACAAATACGTAAAAGAGTAAATAACCTTTTAAAATGCAAATAAAATAAGAAAGATAGAGCAAAGAATGATTAACGCTATAAATAATAAAGTTAACTATAGAGAAAGTAATACAGAAGTAATTATTAAGGGTGCAAATGTATTTGTACGCTTATATGATACGTATATATACGCAAAAGTACGTGGCAAGGTGTATTTTTCCGATGGTGGTTTTAATACTGTTACAACAGGCAGCCGTCTTCGTGCGCTTGGTGCAGACTATAGCATAAATGAAAAACTTTGTAACTGCAAACTTACTAGCCAAAAGGAAATGCTTAATTTGCGTTATTACGGCAAAAAGACAATATCATAAAACATATTGGATAGGTGCAAAGATAGTCGGTATCTCTAGACTGTTCGATTCAGTTTGCACCACAAAGTAACATTAAATAATTAGCAATATGAATAAAGATTTAAAGAAATTAGCTAAAATCTTGCGTTCACTTGATGTTTACGCAAAGATAGAAGAAAAGGGAACGGAAAACGAATTCCTTTGCGTTCGCGAAAAGAATGGTAATTCAAATTATGAATGGCAAATTTGGTACGTTGGTGCCCATTATGAGCTGCATTTATTCGTTAATAACGAATTAGTGTATGACCAAACATATTTATATACTACATTATTTGTTGTCGGACAATTAACAAGTGATATTCAAAAGTACTAATAAAATAGTGTGTGCGCCCTTATCTTTTCCCTTTGATACACTTTATCAAGTGGGAAAAGATAAGGGCATACAAAGTAAATAAACGGCTAAATTTAGAAAGATATGAATAAATATAATAACTATACAAATGATTATTTTGTTGATGTTCCTTTGATGATAGTTAAAAATCAATTGGATGCAGAAGAAAAGCTAAAAGATTATTCTTTTTTGCAGCATTTACCAAATGAGGATTTTTGCAGACCTTACTTAGTACTTTGGGGTATTGATGCAGAAAGATATAAAAGCGGTGAATTATCAGTTAGTGAACTTGGAGAAAAGAAACTAACTGAATTGTACTATAAAAACCATACACCAATAAAACGTGTTCCTGCAAAACAGAGAAAAGGATTATTCTTTAAACTACATAAGAAAGATATTGCTTAAAAGTTACTATAGCCGTGTGCGGTTAATGACCGCCTCCAAAAGCGAGATTTGGCACGGCACAAATTTAACCTAAAATCCGCAACTATCATCCAATACACGATTAAGGGTAGATTTATGAGTCGTTAGTAGCAGCTTTCAGTAAAAAGCAACAGC